TTTGAGCCACCGGTTGCGTCAACAGCATAGCTGTTGCCAGCGCCAACAATAAAGCGGTCACGCAAGTCTGGTGTGCTGTTTGTGCCGTCACAGATAACCCATCCGCTTGGGATTGTTCCTGTTGATCCAGACCAAAGAACAATTACACCAGCAGGAATGCCCTCAACAGAAAGGTTTGTAAGCTGAGACCCGTCAACAGCAGGGAGCTTCGCAGTCCCGTCAAGCTGAACAATGTTGTTTGCGGATGTGCCAACATTCAAAGTGGCTGCGGTGCCAAGACCAAGGTTTGTGCGAGCCGTTCCGGCGTCTGCCAAATCAGACAAGTTGTTTGCAACTGTAAGGTTATTGCTCGTGATGAACGTGGAGCTTACATCAACAACTGCTGCACCAGCACCAGCGCCATCACAGTAAACAATTGCGCTGTCTCCGTTGAGGACAGTGACGTTACCACCAGAACCCTGCGTCAGAACAACAGACTGACCAGAAGAGTTCTTTACAATGAATGTGCGCTTTGCGTCGTTAGGGCTAATTGTAACTGTGTTCGTTCCGGAAGGAGAACCACCAAACACAAGAACGCCATACTGACCATCCGACAAAGTCCCGTCAGAAACAGTCAGGGTGTGCGTTGTTCCAGACAGAGTAATTGCACCCGCTTGGGAAATCATGCGGTCAATAATCTGCAAGTTTGTATTTGTCGTTTGTCCCCAGCTTCCTGACTGTTCGCCGTCTGCGATCAGTTCAATACCAGATCCTGTATATGTGCTAGGCATGCTTTACGTCCTATGCTGCAATTTCAGTCCAAACAGTCCCCGGAACCGGGTCTATATCTGTCCACGAGTTTCCGGGACTCGGAATAATTTTGCCCCAGACAGTAACTTGGCTAATAATACCTGTCGCAGATACACCAGTCAACGTCACTGTTGCACCACCGGAAACTGTTGCCTGACCAACAGATGTGATGGCTTCAACGCCAGTTACTGGGACAATTTTACTTTCAATAACCCTGACAGTTCCGATAGCGCCAGTTGCTTCGAGACCTGTTGTCGGCACATTCGCAGAGCCTGAGATATCTGGGGATCCGATCTGACCAGAGCCAACCACGCCATCAGGAACCACAGATGCAGAACCAACAACGGACACAGAGCCAACTGCGGATGTCGCCTCAAGACCTGTCACTGGAACATCAACAGATGCATCGATATCAACACTACCAACAGCACCAGTCGCTGATACTCCAGTCAATTCAAGGTTCGAATCGCCGGAAACAGCGACAGAGCCGATAGCGCTAGTTGCGCTAAGGCCGGTAACTGGAGCAAGAGCGCCTGCGTTGATGGATACATCACCGATTGCGCCGGATGCGGAAACGCCTGTTGGCGCAACATTTGCATTTGCTGATATTAGAACAATGCCGATCTGGCCGGTTCCAACAACGCCTGTTGGCCGAACAATATCCCCAACGCCAACTTTAACAGTGCCAAGCTGAGCATCTGCGGAAACACCATCGACACCTACTGCAGCGCCAGCAGCAATAGTTACAGAGCCAACTTGACCAGATGCAGAAAGGCCGGTGACAGGAACATTTGACTCACCGGATATTTCAACATTTCCAACTTGACCAGTCGAATCAACGCCAGTTGGCGCAACTTCAGCATTTGCAGATACGGATACAGATCCAACCGCGACAAAAGCCTGAACACCTGTTACTGGTGCAACCGAACCCGCTGAAACATTTACACTTCCAACTGCGCTAGTTGCTTGGATTCCAGATGGGAAAACATTTGCGGTAGAACTAATAGAAACAGATCCAACTTGCCCAGTTGCCTGCACACCAGTCAGATCAAGAACAGAACTTCCGCTTACAGAAACAGTTCCGATGGCTCCAGAGGCTTGGATGCCTGTGGTTGGAACATTTGCTTCACCCTCTACGGAAACAGAGCCCACAGCCCCAGAAGAAGAAACTCCAGTTACAGGTGCGATAGCGCCCGCTATAACAGCAACAGACCCAACCTGACCCGTTGCCTGAACGCCAGTAACAAAAACCTTTGTTTCTGGAGCAGCAATTACTTGCCCCACTTCGCCAGTTGCGTCAACTCCGGAGACTGCTGTGTTTGCATTTGCGAATACAAGAACCGATCCAACTGCAGTCGTAGCGGAAAGCCCTGTTACAGGAATATTTGCCTGACCGGAAACTGTAGTATTGCCAAGCGCGCCAGATGCCTGAACGCCAGTCGGACTAACAACCGCAGTTCCTGTTACAGAAACAGTTCCAACAAAAGAAGATGCAGATATCCCAGTAACTGGAGCTAAAGCGCCTGCAGAAGCAACAACAGATCCAACAGCGCCTGTCGCACTTACACCAGTAACAGAAAGATTTGAGCCAGCAGAAATACTCACTGAACCAACAGATCCAGTAGCTTGTATTCCCGTAATCAAAACATTTGATGTGCCCGTGGCGGAAGCAGTCCCAACCTGTCCAGATGCAGACAGGCCGGTAAGAACTACTGTATCGCTTACAGAAACAGAAACGGATCCAGCACTTATTGCAGCAGAAATGCCTGTGGGTGAGACATTTGCCGAACCTTCGACTAATACAGAGCCGACAGACCCGATGGCTTCAATGCCAGTCGCAGGAACATTTGATGTGCCGATTGCGGATGCAGAACCAACCGCCCCCGAAGCAGAAACACCAGTTGGCCTTGCAATATCACCGATACCTACATTTACATCGGTAATTGCACCTGTTGGTTGACCCCAACCACCTTCGGCCCAAACCCCACGGCCCCAGCCAAATTTGCGATTAGTTTCACCGACTACGCCCGTGACCGTCACGATCTGCGGAGCCGGTGAGCCCCAAGCGCCTACAGACCAAGCCGCGCGACCCCAGCCGTTTAGGGTGGTGTTCGCCATCGGCTTGGCCTTTCTTTAATCAGGCAATGCGAATAATCGCGTTGCTTGCGTCAGCAGTCGGGAACTGGATGGTGAATGTGCCCGAAGTAGAGGTCTTGTCCGAACCAAAGTCCAAAACAGCAACCGCTGGATCGCCTGCTTCTGTATCGTTGTAAATCAACGCTCCGCGAGCAGTGATGGTTGCAGTTGTGAACGAGATGTCACCAAAGTCAGTAAACGCAGTGGTGCCAGAAGAAGTTGGCGATACGTTTGTAAGAGTGCCGCCGCCAGCAGTGTAAGATCCCGTATTCGAGATCTCGTTGGACACGGTGTAAGCAGTCGTTGTTGCGTCAAGGGTTGCAGTCGCAGTGTAAAGCGCAAGCTTGAAAGTATCGCCGGTGCCGTTAGTAAAATCATGAACACCCTTCAAGAGTTCTACCTTGAACGATGTGCACATTGCGTTGCCAGTAAAGGCCATATCACAGTCTCCTTAATTGATCCGCCAGATCATGGAACCCGGCTTCTCTGATTTGAGCGCACATCGTGGCTCTGTCTTGTTGCATCGCCATAGTAATATAATAGCGCACTATTTTCAACATGTGCTCTCGATAGGCCTTTGCCTGATCGCGAATAGCCGGATGAGCATTGTCTGATACTGATATTAACTTATCAACACACATCTCTGCAACAGTTTCGGCTGAATGTCCGCCCTTATCTGTTGTTACAACGCCGACCTCAAAGTCAGGCATATCCATCTTAATATTAAACATACCTTATCCTTTATACAGCAAGCCGTCTTTTGGCTCTGGTGGCTCAGTAAACATGGAGTTTTTCTTTACAACAAACTGCCCGTTGTCAATCTCAAGGCGGAGCGGATCATCAAGCCTGTGATATCCATACAGCTTTTCTTCTGGCGGCACATCAGTATCCATCAGGGATGATGTTGGGGAGATGACAACCGCACAGCCCTTGCTATTCAGAACGCCGATCCAGAACTCAACACAGGCACGGCCTGCTTCTGCCACATAAATATTCTTACGATACGAGTAGTCCAAACCAAACAAGTGCAACTCAGACACACCAGTCGCTACAGCAAAACCCATCGCATATGCAGGCGTATTGTTGAAGTAAAACTGGCCTGTGCCCTGCATCACCTCTTGAAGCGGAAAGTCTACCACACTTGGGCAGCGATCATCTTTGGTGCAGCTATAAATCGGGAACGGCTGCTCGCGCGTAATCAGGTTGCGCATTGTCATTGTTTGATTGCCAGCCACATCATCATCGATGAAGCGAGAGGGTGGATCCATCATGAACATGCGATTACATGGAAACACGCTTCCTGTTGCGTTGATTGTCCACACCTCATCGTATTCGATAGAATTACAACGTGCTGTGATGTATGCGCCCGCCGATGACCCCATAGCCACAATTGCAACGCGTTTTCCCTTCAGGTCTGGTAGTTCCATAGATTTCCCCTTCTTTTGCAATCTTAACGGCGAATGAATTCGCCATCACGATAGTTATCTCGCATGCTGCGGATACCGATACCACCAAGCTGAGCAAGTGCCTCTTGGTAGCGCTGTTCATAGAGGGCAAGCATATCCGCTTCACCCTTCATGTAAGTATATGCTTCGATCAGACAGCCATAAAGCAATGCTGCTTCTGCATTGTCGCCAAGCCAAGAAGTGTTTGTAGAGACAATAGATGGTGGGTCAAAATAATAGTGAAGCTCAACTGTGTATGCGGCATCTGGCGTTGGGCCCAGAATAAAGTTGCCGCTGCCAAGCGTGTCATCGCCATCAAACTGCGCGTAAAACTGAGGCAGTGCTTGTGTCGCTGAAGTGGGATAGGCCTCACGAATGAAGTTCACATCCTTGTCCAGCAGGTAATTGTAATTGCCGCTACCATCCACAACGGCAATTGAGAACACAGAAAGAAAATCAGCGGGCCGGGCCAGATACTGATTTCCTGCAGTTGTTGATGCTGTTGCATTTTTGCGCAACTCTGGAATCATCACAGAGCGATAGATCCGCTCCTCTGCCTGACGGACAAAGTTTGGAATCTGACTTACGAAGGACGTTTCCTGATTTTCAGTATAGTCCTGAATCGCTTGAACAAGCTCTGTGTAATTCATCTATCAGCCCCGGCTGAAGTTGCCGCCTCTGGTTGCTGCGCCTATACCACGGCACATACCGCCCTGAGCCATACCCTTAACGCCACGGCCCTTCAGAATGTCTGCCTGAGTTACCTTGCCGTCTTTGTTTAGGTCTGGAAAGCTGCCGCCTTTGGCTTTTTTCATAACCTTACCGCCTGCTTTGCGGCGCTGTGGCATAAGGGATTCTGCATCACGCGCTTCGCGCTCCGCCGCACGATTGCCACGCTCTGCTGCCGCGCGCTCTTCTGCCATGATTTCAATTTCACGGGGACGGCGGCGAGGGACTGGGGATTTCTTTGGTGCAGGCATATCGACCTCACGAAGTTGCAACTGTTACGGTTCCTACTGAACCTACCATATAAATCAAAGGATTCCCAACAGGATTCCATCCGAACAAACCACGACTCTCTTGCAGAGATGTATCTGGGCGCGGATTGCGCAGAGATTGTGGGTCTGTGATCTTTAGCCTGCCAAGGAAATTTTGCGGATGATCCGGATCAACCACATCGTATCCGACACGGAATCCTGTTTTTTGTCCATCCTTATACTCCCAGACAAGCTCATTGAGCGGGTATCTGAACCCGGTCTTGTCGCAGTATCCATAAGCATATTTTCCACGGGCATAGCTCAAATGTATGCACTCCAAGGTGTGAAGTGTGACGATGCACGAGTTTCATCTTCAGCCGCCGCCATCTCAAACTGGCGCTCATACTCTTCACGCAAAGCCTGCGCACGGCCTGCGGCTTCTGGCTTCTTCATAGCAATCTGAAATGCCAGACCAGAAACAAGCGCAGGGACAAAGCGAGGAGGCACCCCTGCAGAGCCTGAGATGCCCGCTGAGAGGCCATCAATGCCCTTCAGGCGGTAGTAGAACAAAGTATAGTCGTTGGACTCTGGGACGGGCCACACAGTCGCTGTGACGTTACTTATGCCGCGATCCACATAAATCTGGACAGGCCGGCCTGTAATGTTCTTGTTTGTCTGCTGCGCATATGTTGCAACACTGATCCGCTCAAGAGCGGTGTCAATTTGATTTGTGCCAGTGCCGGTGCGAAGTTGATGCTCGATCAGGTCAACTGTATCTGTCGGCATTGTATATGTTGCCGTGCCGGCGGTGAGCGCCTGTGTGCCAGACTCAATAGTGAAGAGGTTTAACCCACGGTTCTGCCACTCAAGGGTCAGCATGTTTAAGCTGCGGCGCGCAGTGCGGAGATCGTAACCTGAGCGCATCTCAAGGCCGGCGCGCTCATACGCCTCTTCAAACAATTCAGCGAGATCTGGAGTTACAACAGCCATATTACGGCCTCCGAAGCATTCCGCCGATGCCCATCATCAACGGATTCTGTGCACCAGATATAGCACTTTGCAGATTAGAATACGAGGTGCCGTATGGAGTTGGAGCCGGCAGGCTCCCAGTGGGCTGAGTTCCCATAGGTGGAACTGTTGGCGCTGGAGCAGCTTGGGGCACAGATACATTCGGAGCAGGAGGCCAAGGTAGATACGAAGGCCACCAAGGCGGGCGCTCTCCGGGCATTTCAGTCGAACTTGTTGGTGCTGGAGAAACTGGACTTGTTGGAGCGGTTCCATCACCTCCAGAATCCATGCCGGCAGTTGCGGCCATGTTGCGCTCAGCACCCATAATGTTCCGCATAACATTTCCGGGATCTGTGCTTGTTAATCCTCGAAAGCTAAATCCGGGATAATCTGGAACAGGTGCGCTTTGGCCGGCAGTAAATCCAAACCTTGGCATATCCCTTGTTGCGAACAATTGATTGTCGCGTTGAAAAACAGAAGGCTTTGGCTGTGGCGCACGAGAGGAAACACTTTGACTTTCGCCCGCACCACTACTTCCTGCCCCACCGAGAGGAGCAAGTATTGCTCTTGCAAGTCCGATTAACCCGTAGTCAAAAGGATTGAAGTTAGCAAGAAACCCCTGCCGTTGAGGCGGGGCCGGAACCGCCGCTGTTGCGCCGCTTCCGCCACCAGTAACTGCGTTAGCAATGTTTGCAATACCGCCATCGCCACCACCGCCTTGAGCCGCAACAATTTGCGCAAAATTGTCTGGCCGCATGGATGGCATAGGAGAAGATGATGGCGCAAAGCTAACACTTGGCCTTGATGGCTTTACGCTTTGCTGGCTAAAGCTTGCCTTTGAGCCTTTTGTGTTGGCCTGTTTGCCGCCGGAATTTTTCTTTGCCATCGCTATCTCCTATGACGAGCAGTCTTCTCTGCAATCTTCTTTGGTTGCCGGACAAACTGCTTGCCCTTCCTTGTGCCCTCTCGCTTGGCGCGAGAAGTCGCAGCATACTCAGCATCAGAGAGAGACTTGATTGCCTTTTCAGGCAGGTATCTCTCCCCTGTTGCCTTTGGCCCTTGAGTGGATGGCTTGCCGGATTTTGTCCGCCACTTCTGCCGAGTCCACTTCTTGAGGCTGCGCTGCGAGCTCTTGAGCGGCATTTA